CACAACTTATAGGAGAACTACAATGGCATATATAACAGTAAACGAGACAGGTACTTTCCCTGCGCTCATTCTTACCACTGACATCGCCAATTCCAATGTCGGCGCGACTGGAAATGGCTTTCTAGGTGGAAATCTATTGTCAGTTACTTGTCTACAAGATGTTACTATTACTAATAGTACTGGTATCTTCTCATGGACAGACTTTTGCTCTGCCTCTATCAACAAGGTGACAACACCAAGTGATAACGAGATCAGCACAAACGTAGTAATTGATCCAACAGGTTGGTTTGGTAATGCAAACGCAACAGCAAACACATCACCATTCTATGGTGTCTCAGGTCTTTCTGAGAATCGTGTTGAAGTTGCTTTCCGCGTACAGTTGAACAACAGCAGTAACGTCGGTAACGCATTGCCTGCTAACACATACGCTTACCATGGCGTAGGTTACATCAGTAGCCTTGCACCTACAGTTTCACCTGACGCACCAGTTTGGGTTTCACCTCTAACTATTGCTGTCAATGGAGACATGAAGAGCGAAGGTTGATTTGTAATCAACAGAGAGAGCAGAGAAATCTGCTCTCTTTTTCTATGATCGAGGAACAAATTATGGAAAATGCATGGCTAAAAACAAATGAAGAAAAACTGCGCAGCCTAATCGCAGACGAAGCAAAATTACTTCCAATGCTCAATAATATGGAAGCAACAATAAGACAGATGAAAGCAAAGCAAGCATTCCGCATTGCATTGCTCAATCAACTATTAGAAGAATATTACGATAAATATTCTGGTAACTAATCAAAAAGGAAAAACAAATGAAATTATCACAAATTACATGCGAACCACAATTAGTCGAAGTGGTTCTTGATGACAAAGAAATCGTAGATACTTATGGTGAGAATCTTGTGTTTTACACATGGGATCGTCAACCTATGGATATATTCATGAGATTAGCCAATATTGATAATAAAAATATAGGCGAACTAATAGAAGTTGTAAAAACTTTGATTTTAGATGATAAAGGTAAACCTATATTATCAGATAAACATATGTTGCCAACAGGCGTACTGATGAAAGCAATTACGAAGGTGACAACACAGTTGGGAAAATAACAAGTGATACCATCGATATGAAAAGTGCAAAGATGGTATCAATATTGCAGATAGATGGACTTGGTAAAAGATATGGAATGTTACCGAGCGAGATTATAAAAAGAGGAGATACATTTGATTTGTATATAATGGATTGCGCAATGAGTTTCGAAAGATATCATCAGGAGAAACAATTGAATAAAGGCAAACCACCAGTACCAAGTTATAATACAGATCAGTTGTTAGAGATTTTCAATAAGAATAAACCACAATGAAATCAGGCGTAACAATTACAAAAAATACAATGACTGCGAGTTTACAACGCATACAAAAGCGTTTGGAAACACTTCCTAAACTTGCATATAATGAATTTGTAAAAGTTACACCTGTTCGTAGCGGTAATGCTAAACGTAAAACAAGATTGCAAGGTAAAGATATTGTTGCAAACTATCCATATGCTAGACGATTAGATGAAGGATATAGTAATCAAGCACCACAAGGTATGAGCAAACCAACTGAAGATTTTGTCAAACGTGAAACTGACAAAATGATGAGGAAGTAAAATGTCTGATCTAACATATAAAGTCACAGTTGATACATCACAAGCAGATAAAGCCCTAAATAATCTTAGCAAAAGTATTGGCGGACTAAAAACTGCGTTAGGTGGTCTTGCTATAGGTGCTTTTATATCAAACACATATCGTAGTGCGGCTGCTGTAAAAGACTTAGCAGACCAAACAGGATTAGCAGTTGAAAGCGTATTAGGTTTACGCAAAGCCTTTAGTGAAAATGCAAGTAGTGCCGCTGAAGCAGATCAAGCAATGTTACGCCTAACTAAAAATATTGGTGATGCTAAACTTGGTAATGATCAATTAGCAAAATCATTTGAACAATTAGGCGTCAATGTATTTGAAGGCAACATCAATGACCAAGTATTACAAGTCATCGATGGTTTGGGTCGCATACAAGATCAAACGATACAAACCAAAATGGCCATGGAAGTCATGGGCAAAGGTGGTGCTGCTGCATATGCTGGTATTAGTAGAGATGTGCGTGGTTATATTGCTGAAAATTTTCAAGCAGCAACAGCAATCAAACAAGCAGAACTAGCACAAGAAAACTTTCAAAGAGCAGTTAGCAATTTACAAATTGAATTGCTAAAAGTATTGACACCATTGAATGAATTTATTGCAGACATCAAAGTTAGTGGAACTGCGATCGGTGAATTCGTCAAAACAGCAGCCGCAATTGGATCAGTTGTATTAGCATTTACAGCACTAGGTAAAATATTGAGCATAATCAGAGGTGCTTTTTCATTATTAGCAGGCGGTGTAGCATTAGTTCAAAAAGGTGCCGGTAGTTTATCAAAAACTTGGGAACTGATAGTATATCAATTCAATAAATTCAAGAGCGCAGGTGAATTTACTAGCAAAACTATGGAAGGTATTGCTAAACGATTCAAATTTCTAACCCAAGGTATTGGATTACTTACAAAAGGATTGGGTATATTAGGTGCCGCGATTGCTAGCGTATTTGCATATTTTAGTCCTGACACTATATTGAATGGTCTAAAAGATATAGCCACAAATTTAGGTCTTGTAAAAACAGAAGCAGAAAAATTAGCAGACGAGCAAGAACGACAACGAAAACAGGCTGCTGAAGCATATGCCGAAGAAATGAAATTGATCGATGAAAAGATCAAAGGCATACAAGAGATCGGTAAAGCATACAAAGAAGCAGGTTTAGTAGTACTTGAAAATTTAGATAATGAACTAAAATATCTAAAGATGACTGAGCGTGAAGCAGAAGTCGCAAAAGCACTAGACGATATTGAGAAAAATCGTAAAGAAACAGTCAAAAAATTACAAGAAGAATTAGATAAGATTCCTGCAGGCGAAAAAGTACGCAGAGCAGAAATACAAAAAACTATCGATAGTGTAAATGCTGATACTGAAGCAACTAAAAAAGGTGCAGCAGAAAAAATTGGTGCGCTACAAAAAGAGCGTGAAGCAATTGACGCAAGAAATCGTGCGATAGAATTTGGTGAAACCATACGCCAAGATACAGCAAGTCTAAAGACTATGAAAGATGAAATAGAAATGCTGTACCTCACTGCTGATCAGCGTGAAGTCTATCAAAAGAAATTAGAAAATGAACGCGGTCTAAAAGAGCGTTTGGCTGCAATTGATCGTGAGGCAGCGACTGTTGGTAAAAATGCCACCCAATCACAAATTGATGATTGGCAACGCCGTAGAGAAGCAGCCATCGCATATTACACAGAATTAGATGTGTTACAACAACAAGAAAAAATTGCCCGCGAAGATCAAGCAAGACAAATCGATATATGGGGCAAAGAAACTAAGAAAGCATTAGAAGATAGCATAAGCCCTGCAAATCAAGTAAAGAATTTCTGGGACGGTCTAAGTGGTCAAATAGATAACTTTGTACGCACTGGTAAGTTTAGTATCAAAGACTTTTTAGCAAGCATGATACAAGATTTTATCGCAGCAAAGATGAAATTGGCTGCATTAGAATTATTCAAGTCATTAGGTCTTGGTGGCGGTGGTGGACTATTTGGTGGTGCAATCATACCAGGTTTCTTGGCAGGTGGTGGTAATGCACAACAAGGAAAACCATATGTTGTTGGTGAGAAAGGCCCAGAACTATTTGTACCACCAACAGCAGGTCGTGTAGTACCAAATCATGCAGTAGGTGATGGACAAGTTAGTGCACCTGTGACTAACAATTATATCACTAATAACATCAGTGCTATCGATGCTAAGAGCGTAGCACAATTATTTGTTGAAAATCGTAAACAATTATTTGGCTCAGTAAAGATGGCAGAACGTGAAATGCCATATGCCGTATAGGATAAAATGACATGTCAGGTTTACAAACAATCATAAACAATTGTAGTGGAATGGTGATCAACAGACGTAAAGTTGTTGGCCAACAGATCACACGCAACGAGATACCAAGAGTCAGTGTAACTCCTACTCGCCAGCCATGGAAGTTCACATTGACTATGCCAAGCAGTCTCAAATATTATGAGAATCGTGATCTATTAGAATTATTGGATACATTAGATCGTGTGACACCACAAGTTGTGACATTCAGTGACAATGCATGTTTGAGTTGGATATTTAGATATCAAGGTAGTTTGAATACAAGTCAGATTGCAGGCATGAGTGTGCAATCATTCGTCGGCAATCAACTAGTATTGCAAAATCTACCACCTGTACCAAGCACAGTAGCAATATTTGAACCTAACGATTTGATACAGTTAGGTAATTATCCATATCCATTCACTAGCACAACTAGAGTCACAAGAGGCACAGGATCAACAGTCACAGTGACAACAAATAGACCAAACATATTATCAGTAAACGTTGTAGGTTTAGGTCTAACTGTAGGCAATAGTTGTGATTTCAACATGTTTTGTCCAAACATGCCAACATATAAATTGATACCAGGTGGCTATGCACAGAGCAATGGCACAACAATAAACAATGCGCTCATCGAATTTGAAGATGACTTTGTTTTATATGAATATGTAGGTACAGCATAATGCAGATCATACCAGCAGTTGCTAATAACAAGCCGAAAATCATAACGGCAGAATATGTCAAACTGATCATTTACAATGAGTACAGTAATGATACTGCTGCCAATTTAGCAAATAACACACAATACCAAATTGCTACTAGTGGTAATACACCATGGACTAGTATTGGTGCAAGCAGTAATGCAGTCGGCACAATATTCACAAGCAATCTTGCTAATGCTAATATTTCATTGACCACAGGAACTGCAAGTAATGTGAATCTATATACATTCAGCAGTAGTTACACTAGTGATACGATAGGTGGCATAGAATATACACCATTAGGTGGACTATTATCTGTTGGAGCACAGACACATAACTTGCGTGTGACTAGTGGCGACACAAGTGTAGGCATAAGCGGTATCAGTGGCAACAACATTTATGCAGTACTTGAAAGTCAAGGTAAGATTCGTGGTAGTAGATTAGAAATCAATAGGGGTTTCTTCAACAATAATTATGTTTTGGCAAATGCCGTCACACGATTCACAGGTATCGTTACCAATTACAATATACAAGAAGATCGTGACAATCTAGAAG